TCTTGTTTGAACTTAGGTAATTCTAAGTACTGCTGAATTTCTTCATCACTAAATTCATTAGTATCAAATTCTATAACCTGACCGTTAGGTGCAGTTTTCTCTATTATTGCCATTAATTACCTTTTGCTATTTGTAAGTCGGTTTGTTTTTTTAAAATTCTGTCGTATTCGTCCTGTGAAATAGTATTGTCATTTTCTCTAAGGAATTTTGCTCTTTCACCTCTAGTTAAATTAGGTGGGATAACGGTGAATTTAGCTAAATCTATATCAAGCTCTGGGTCACCTGCTCTATTTTCAGGCTTGGCCCCACCTCTATTTGTTTTAGTCGGTCTTTTGGCTTCAGGCTTCTTAGAAGTTAATTCTTCTTTATTAGCTTTAATTTTCTTTTGCTTACCATCTTTAATAGTTGGTGTGTCACTACCTGTTTCAGTATCAGTAGTAGTTGCTCCATCACTAAAACTAAAGCCTGCATTTAATGATAACTCTTTAATTATTTCGTATCTTTCTTTAACTTCTTTATTAAATGCTGTTTCTCTTTCATCAGCATTTTTAAAATTTTCTATAGGATTGCTTGATAACCATTTTCTTAATGATGCTTCAAATTTTTCTGCTTGAAATGGACTTATATCTTCTGTTGCAAATTTACCTGACCTGTTAGCAGTATCAGCAATACCTTCAATTTCTTTTTTAAAATATGTAAAAAATTCATTAGCTAACAAACCATCTTTTTCTGTAAATTTAAATTCTTGAATTTCTTTTTTCTTTTTTACATAATATGACTGTTGCATATCAATCGTATTATTTTTTAAAAATTCTAAAGCACCATCATAGTCACTTGACTTTAATAATTTATTAACTTCTTCATCAATTCTTGGGTCTGTATTTTGACCAAAACCTACCCTTCTACTTTTAAATTCATCTATAATTTTGTCTTTAACATCTAAAGAAAAATCATTCCATCTTGGGTCATTTTTAGCTTCTGATAATGTTTCATATTTATCAGCAAAATCTGATGCTTCAAATTTTTCTGCAATCTCTCTATTGTTTCTTTGTTTTAATCTATCGTCTTCTTCATCTAATACTCTGTTATCTATTATTTCTTTAATAGCATCAAAATCATTTTCTAAACTTTTTACATTTCCTAAAGCGTCAGTTCCTAATTTAAGATGATTGGGTAGGTCTCTTAATAATCTTTCAGCAAACTCTAAGTCACCTGTAGTTTCAGCATACTCTCTTAAACTTTCTAATAGATATTTCTGTGCTGTAGCTTTACCTAAACCATTTGTGACAGCATCTTTAACAAATTCTGATATGTCAGAACCTATTTGTTCATTACTAAAATTTTTATCAAACTTGCCTTGAATAGTTTCTTTAAATCCTAATTTATAATCTTCACCAATCTTAGACATTTGAGATTGAACATGAGTATTAAATAAAGAATTTCTTGTTTTAGAAGTTTCGCTAAAGAAACCTTTTTCTAATTGTAGTGCATCAAATACACCTAAATTATTTTCTGTAATAAATGCCTTTAATTCATCACTATAAAATTTATCAAATGCTTGTGGGTCAGGATTATCTAATACATTTTGTTCAGCATATCTTCGATAAATATTTGCTTTAAATTCGTTAGCTTTCTTATTTAATGTTAATTCTTTATATTTCTCTTGAAAGTATGGGTTTGCTTCTTTAGGTATTTCGCCTCTTTTAACAGCATCATTAAAACCCCTTCTATTCTTATTAAATTGTTCAATTGCTTCAGCTTCATTTAACTCTTTCTCTTTTCTCTCAGCAGAAAGAACTATTGCTGTACCTGCGTTATTTACAAAATTATCTATACTTCTTGTGAATATGTCTATGGACTTATCTCTTGGGGCCACATCAGGTTTATAAAATAAATTAAAATCTGTAGACCTCACTTCAGGTAATTCTGCCTGAAGGTTTAATTCTGTTTTCTTTCTAGCCATTATGCAATTAAATATTTATTTTTTTGGTCATTAGTTAAAAGACCTGATTGTTCTTTTTGAAATTCCATTGAATAATAAGTGTTAGCTACATTACCTACTGCTGAAGCAAACAACATTGCAGGATTAGGTGGTTGAACATAAGTTGATTGAGCTTCTTGTCCAAACTGAATAGCTTGCATATTTCTTTCAAACTGTTGAATATTAATATCTAAGTTTCTTGCTAGTGATGCTTTGTAGTTACCTTCTGTTCTAAAAAAGTCTGCTAATAAAGCGTTAGTAGAACCTGTCATTGCTACGCCTGCTCCACTTGCTCCTGCTCTAAATTCTGCTCTAGCTTTACTTCCTTTTAATGTTGCTTCAAATCCTTTTTGTGATGATTGTTGTGCAATTTGTCTAATCTTTAATTGTTCAGAAGCATACCTTTGAAGTGCATTTTGCTTTGCAAGTTTATTCTGTCTAATCTGTTGTGCTTGTATATTTTTTTGCTGTTGCTTCTGTTGCTGAAATTGCAATAAAGAAGAACCTGCACTTAAAGCGACTAGTGCTATTTGAGGTGGGACACACATAATTTTATAAACTCATAAAAAGGTTTTTGATTAACTCCGTAATTTGTTTTTCGTAAAAATTTAAAACCACACCATTTTAACCATCGTAAATGTAATTCATTTCTACAATCTACGAAGTTCCAAAGTAATTTATATTTGTGGTTTAAAAGATTAACTACTTTTTTACTCTCTCTTAAAAAAGAGAAGCGTATTCGTTTTATATCTGGTGTAGCTAATAACCAGATTGCACCATCTTCGGTAACACCAAACATACCAACTGGTATATTTTCTGTGTCAACAATAGTTAAACATATCTCTGAAGAATTAAAACATTCTGTTAATGCTAAATAAGGATTTAATCCTGTTGCATCTAATATTTCTCTTTTATCTTCAAATCTTAATCTTGGTGCTAAAAAATCTATATCTTCAAATATAGTTTTTCTAATTCCATTAAACTCTTGTACTTGCGGTAACATAATAACCCTGCCAACTTGCGTTAATAAAGTTTGATGGTAAATGACTGTCATTCTTAATGACTACTGTAAGTTTGTCATTTTCAGATTGAACAGCAAAAGTGTAATCACCATCTGCAAGGTTTACTGTGCCTAGTAGTCCTGTACCTGTAATAGTTCCTGTATAAGATGTTGTAGATGTGTCTCTACCTACTGGACTTACTTCTGTAGTAAAATATCCAGTATCATTAAATGAAACATTCCAGTTTCTAATCTGCAATCTGCCTTCTTTTACTGAAATTTTAGAACCTTGAGTATCTGCTACTTGCACAAATTGTTGAGAAAATTGGAATAAAAATTCATATTGTTCTCCTACAAAATAATTCTGACCTGTAATATCCCCTGAAACAACAATAGATGTACCTGATTGAGATATAGTTGTTATTTCTTGACCTGCTTTATTTGAGGCCCCACTTCTTCCAACAACTTTTACTGGTCTTGTTATTGTGTAAGGAAGTGTAATTGTAGTTTGATTTGTGCCTGCGTTATAACTTTCAGTAATTTCTGTATTGTCTAATTTTCTATCTAAATGGGTTAAATATGTTTCACCTGTATCAGTTAGTGCAGGTGATATATCCATCTTTTCTAAATAAACACCATCACTTCTTTGATTAATTATAAATAATTCATTTTCAATAAAATCAATGTTTAAAATATTATCAGTATTAGAAGCTCCTAATGTCCATTTACTCCATGCACTTTGTAATCTTCTATTTTGACTTATGTAATATTGATAAACATTCAAAGCATTAGGCTCATCAGAACTTAAAGCTAAAAGAATATTTTCATTAGTAGCACTAGAAAACTTAAAGACATTAGAAGGAATATACTTAGGCACATTCGCTGTAATATCATCAGCTTGTTTTGTATCTGTGTCAGACGCAATGAAAAGTTCCCTAACACCTGTGAAATTTCCTTTATTGAAACCGAAGTAGACATTACTTCCTGCTCCAACTGGTCTAATGTTTTTATCTGTTTCAAATTCTGTTGTGACATTAATTGATATATTCTCCGCAGTTAAAGTTGCACCACCACTTAATATAAATTGTGTTTGGTCTGAAAATAAAAGTAATTCTTCATCAAAAGAAACTGCATGACGTAATATAGAAACTTTTGTATGTGTTGAAGCTACATCTATTGGGTCTGTATCTAAAGTTTGTGTAATAGTTTCAGGAAAAAACTCATAGTATTCTCCACTTCTAGACATAACAACATTTTCATCTGCAAGAAAACCTAATCTATTTCTATGAAAGAAAATATCATTTAGTTTTCTTCCTACAAAAGTTGGGTCAGGCACACTATCTATATCTCCACAAATCCTATCTCCCCATAAAGGAACATCATAATCTGTACCAGAAATTGTATAAGTACTTCCATCTACTTGAGTGAAACGGAAATTTCCGTCAGCAGTCCTAATTAATATATGAGGCATTGTATCCTCATCAAAACTTGTAACAGTACTAGGTGCTACTGTTTCTTGCCATAAGTTATCTGCTTCAATAAATTTTACATAGTAATCATCAAATCCATTATCTGCATCTCCAACTACTTGAACAATTTGATTGTTTACAGCAGGCACAGGTAAATCCGAAAAGTTTGAAACTTTATCTTTAACAACTTGTGAAGCGTCATCACCAAATCCATCTGAAGCAGTAACAGTTAATGTTCCTGAAGATTTAACTATAGAAAAACTAGAGTTTCCTATTTTAGTAACTGTAATTCCTGAAGGAGAACCTACAGCACTAAATAAACCGTCCCTAATAGTTTCTGTATTTGTGTTACCTGAAGTAAAATTATAAGTGGTACTATCTATTGTTATTGAATATTTTGTACTATTTACACCTTGTAATACTGTATAAACAGCTTGCTCTATTTTTGCAGGGCTTTGAGTGCCTGCCATAGCAGTAACTTTTTCTTTATTAACTATAAAAGTAAAATCCGCTACAGTCATACATACAAAGTCTGACTTAGGATTTGCACTTGTTAAATAATTTGTTGCACCAGTTTGATTTACAACTGTTTTAGAAACTCCATCAAGAGTATACACAGCAATACTGCCATCAGTAATAACCACATTGTATCGTTCATTAGCATCTCTGTTAATTGTGTGAATATAAGCGTTGTTAAATGCACTATTAGAAATCTTAGCAATATATTCTGTTGGTGGTCTTTTTTTCAATCCTTCTACGACTGAAGAAAAACCATTTACTTGTTCACCTGCTTGTGAATTTAATCTTAATACTTCTGGTTGTTGTGAAACCCCTTGTACTAAATTAGGTATTGTACGACTTACTAAAGCCATTAGTGACCTCTAATAATTGTATAAGCCTGTTCTGGTGTATCAAAGATAGAATAATCACCAGTATGACTTTCAGCTTGTTTTAAAATACTTAATGCTTTTGCTTCGTCTTCTTGTGAAAATTTATGAATTGTATTTGCACCTAATGTTCTATCGTGAAATATTCTAGCACTTCTTATTGTAATATATCTTTTTGCCTGTTCAGGCATTTCATCAAAAGGTAATAGGTAAACTATAGTTACATCTTCAAAATTTGTATCAAATGTTTCTTCGTTTTTAGCTAAATTATAAAGAAAATTATCTCTTTGAACTATATCGTAACTTATTTTTGAATATCTTCTTGGGTCTATTTCTACTCTTACAGCATTATTAGCTATTGGAATTTTGTTATCAGTATCTCTACTTAAAGGTACTTTATAGTGTGTATTAAAATGCCAACCTTGTGATTGCACTTCTCTACTAACTTCAGACAAAACATTTTTAGCTATTGTTCCGTCTACAGGTAAAGAACCAGTTAGTGTATTTAATGGGGCCTCACCGATAGTACTTAGAATTGTATTAACAGCTTCTAGTTCTGTCGTTCTTGTTTGTATTGTCATATTATTTAAACACAGGCGGAGATTGTCTGTGTTAACTCTCCGCCTATGATTTGTTTATTATTATGCAGTCTTGATTGAAATTGCTGACTCTGGTCTAAGGATATTAGAACCCATCAACATTCTCGCTGTCATTAAAGTACCTATTCTTCTTGGGTCATAAGTACTTTCCATAACTAAGTCTTTTCTCTTAATTGTACCGATTGCACTATTATGCATTACAACAGCATAGGTATTAGAGAAGTCTCCGTTATATGTGTTGTTAGTACCACTAATTGAAGCAGATAAGTCTGTAGCAAATACTTCTTGTGCTGTGTTTGATTTTACAATCGGCACACCACCTATTGATAATACTGTACCTCTACCGAAGTCACCA